CAGCATGGGGTCATCGAATATAAAATTAAACCAGGTGATACAGTCAAGTCTATCGCCAGCTTTTTCAAGATTCCTGAATATAGGGTAAAAAAAGGTGGTCGTTTTGAAGTTGGGAAGAGGATAACTTTTAATGCTAATGTATTTAGTCATAAACGTGGATGGGCTACGGGACCTCTTCTTGGGGATGCTAATGGTAAGGCTATAAAAGATCCTCGTACTGCTTCAAGGAAGTATAAAGAGCTAAATTATGATAAGTATTGTAGTTCATTCTGCGTCAAGGATAGCGGAATCAAAGTCGGCAAGGGTTACCCCAAGATCTGATAAAATACTGTTTAGATCAATTGTATTTTCAGCTTCAAACGATATATCAAATAAATCAAGTACATCTAATATAGATTCTTCATTCAATGAAACTACATTAGACATTTGTGTATAATTATTATGAATCGTAACTGCTACTTTAAACTGAGAAACGTCAAAAACCCGTCTACAGGTTGGGCATGTGTTCTTACCTTGGGATTTCCACTTCTCTAGACAGTGGGTATGAAATATATGTCCACAACGAATCGGGGGGTTGGTCCTTGTCGACCTGACTTCATTTAGACATATAGAACACGTGGACATTCTAGAGTATGGTTTTAAAGTTTTTTTCGTGATTTAGCTCAGTTAGTATATATCCGAGGCATTAACTAAGGGCTTGTCACATGAATTACATTTTGTGGTACCTTGTTCGTCTTGAATTTGTGACATGAGTTCGGGACCCTGCTTCTGGAGAAGTTGTCTATAAGAATAATTATCTTCGAAAGTGATATTATTTTTCTTCATTACATAGTTGTTCAATAGTTGGGCTGATGTATTAATCGTGAAACACCGCCCATCGGCCATACCAAGTCGTTGCGACATTTTAATTACTATAAAGTTAGAAATTAATTTGTCTATTCGTAACTGTCTTTACCCAAGAACTAAACCCATTATTTTTTAAATGTCTGACGAATGGGTCACATCTGTATCCAAGAAATATATCGAACACATCTGTGTCTTCTGTACGGGAAACCCGAATATCAGGATTCTCATTGATATGTTGGTTAATAATATTATAAGCGAAAGCAATCTCCTTGAGTGTTTCTGCACCAGTGATGATAATCTTACCGGTACTGAAAATACTACATGTAATCTCCTTCATTTCATGGGATGGTTTGAACTTAATTTTTACTGCTGAGTATCTATCTGGTTCAAAAGAAACTTTGAATATATCATTATATGATTCAAACCAATCCGAAACTTTTATCAAATTTACATTGTAATTGAGACTGAAATTCGAATTAATCATTACAACTCTAAAAGAGTCTGTAGGTAGTTTGATCTCCATATTAAGAAATTCCTTGAAAATATGGACAAGTTGGGTGATGATACGCTTACAGTCAAATAAGTCACAACATCCTGCGACTTGAATACTTCCATTGGGGAAAACTTTAACTGACTTGGTACTATAAGAATCATGATATGTTAGTGTAACCTGGTTGTAAAATGTAGTGGGTTTAAGTTTCCATACAAAACCTTCAGTTGTAGTACCATTCCGTTTCATCTTGTATGTTCCAATGTCCTCGAAAATTGCCCGAAGACGTTTAATATCAATGGTCTGTGTAAAACTTGATATCATCGTAATAGTAGTGATCTTGATCCACGACGGTCGTAACTCGTCTGGGAGAGCATTTCTAAACTCATCAATTGTGAGGAGATAGGAAAAGGAATTGTTCGCTATAGTGGAGTACATTTAGACATAAACGTATTGTAATCGTTGTATAACTTAGGTGTTTAAAGAATATATTCTTTATGTCAATATATGACTTCGTTCTTTAAATATGCAAAAGTTGTAAATGACGTTGAATCTGAGCTCACTTACGTGGAAATTGTGTATGAATCGTATATTCGCGGAAAAGGGTTTCGAACGTTTACAGACTACATGAATACGGAACCTCTCGCAGATTGGGAAGTATTTGAATCAAAAAAGAAATCCATTCCATATATCAAATTCTTGGACATAATGGTTGACAAAACCATTGAAGTGAGACAACGTATGGCTGAAATTATGCTTGATACTCTCCTGTATGAAAAGCATGATATCAATACCTATATTCGTATCGCACATGCAACTAAAATTTTAGATCCCAGCTTCCAGCCACCCATTATTAATATGAAAAGTGCTTGGCAGAGAGAGTTTATCATTAAATTTTGTAAAAAACACGTTCCTCATTCTATTGAAGAATGTATAAAGTTAGATCGTTTGGAATATTTCTTCAACGTCTTGTGTATGATAGAACAAGGGTTATAAACATGGCGATCAAGAATATACCGAAATATGGTACCCGCCCCTGATCGGCGACTCCAACTTTCACATTAGTAGACGCATCACATTCAACTCCAGTATCTATATTTCTTCGGGGATGAATAGTACCAAATACATTGGTTGGTTTACTTTGTGTCTCACATGACCCGAAGCTACAATACACACTCTCACTGGTCTCGAACATATTTTTACTTATAGATGTATTTGAAAAATTATCAAATCCCCCACTCTGTCGCACACTTCCTGGAAGAGAAAAATCGTGTTTGACAAATGGGTTCACATCATTTATAGCATCCTCATCATTGAGCATAAACTTGCTCATTGCTGTTACTACTACTTCAGATTATATTTTTTGTCACGCATTTTGAATCGATGTACTTCCCACATTTCATCTAGATCTACATTTAACATATGTGCTATTTGAAATAGATAACTAAACACGTCACCCATTTCCATCATCACATCTGTACCCCGATCTTTCTTCAAATTTGTTTTCTTATACATTTTCTTATACTGTCGAATGGCTGACGCGAGTTCACCCACTTCTTCAGATAGGAGTAACCATACAGTATCTATGGGTGCTCTATCCCAACCTTTTGATCGACAAACCTTCTCGGTCTCCGTTTTGTAATAATTAAGACTCATCCTTACTCTGTTTATCATCTGTAACTTTAATATAGTTACTTTAGAATCCAATTTTGTCATTGTATGGTATCTTTTTACCAACTGTACTCGTGTTTAGTGGTTGGTCGAGTGGGGCGCTTATGGTGTCAATTTCACTGACATATGCTATGTATTGGGACACACCTGTTTGAATTTGTGACAGGGCGGTATCTATCACACGGGAATTCATGAACTTGACCTGTTTATTCACTTGAGTGTGGTGATCACCCGAATTGTTTATGAATACGACTCGCATGATACCGTATAAGTCATCTCGATTTTGGTAATCAATTGATATCCCAGTACGATCCTTGAACGCCTGACGAATTCCACGCTGAAGAATATTTTTGTTAAATTCGGAAAAGTAGAGCGCATTCAATGGCGTCTCACATTGCATCATAGAATTCAGATGAAGATTACTCATTTAATATACGCCTCGAAAAAAATTGTGTGACAATAGTAAATGATGAACTATTCGGATTTTGATAAAGCTTATGCCAATGGCCCAAACTCCGTCGGTACAATCCCATGTAATGCCCCAACGTGCTTTATTGGTTCTTACCCCCCAGTAGCTAAGGCTGGTGAAGATGGTCCTTTCTTTGTGAACACTTACCTTCTTCAACCCGATCGTCGAATGGAAACACTTGGGACTGCGACTGTTAGAAGTGCTGACTTGAAACAATAATAAGTAGGTTAAAAATAAAAGTGGAAGTGTAAATATATGAGGGTCATTAAACGCTCAGGTCGTATTGAGGAAATGAAATTCGATAACGTCACCAATAGGATCAAGAATTTAACGTATGGACTCTCTGAAAAATGTGACTCTTCCAAAGTTGCGCAACAAGTATTTTCTTCTATGTACGATAACATTACCGCACAGGAAATTGACACCCTCTCCGCTGAAATTTGTGTAGGTATGATTACATCAGAACCAGATTATGAAATTTTAGCGACCCGTATCATCGCGAGTAATATTCAGAAAGTATGCCCCAATAATTTCCACCTCGCTATGCGAAAACTTCAGAGGGTTGGTGTAGTCACAGATGAAGTTGTCGAAGTCGCACAGCAATTGAAGGAGAATATCAAGACAGATCGAGATTTCGAATTTGGGTATTTTGGTCTGAAAACACTCGAAAAAAGTTATCTTCAACGAGTTGATGGTAAACTCATCGAGACACCACAATACATGTTTATGCGTGTAGCCATTGGTATTCATGGAAAGGATATTCCCGCTGTGCTGGAGACATACGATAAAATGTCACAAGGGTTTTTCATTCATGCGACCCCCACACTCTTCAACGCTGGTACACCCCGTCCTCAGATGTCATCATGTTTCCTCATCGCAGGGAAAGATGATTCGATTGACGGTATTTACGGAACTCTAACTGAATGTGCCCAAATTAGTAAATGGGCGGGTGGTATCGGTATGCATATTCACAACATTCGTGGTAACAAATCAAAAATTAGGGGTACAAATGGACAATCTGATGGTATTATCCCAATGCTTCGTGTTTTCAATGCGACTGCTAGGTATGTTAACCAGGCTGGTCGTCGTAAGGGGTCTATTGCTGTTTACATAGAACCATGGCATGCGGACATCATGGATTTCCTTGAACTTCGTCTGAACCAAGGTGACGAAGAAGCTCGGTGCCGTGACCTCTTCTCAGCTATGTGGATTCCAGATCTTTTCATGGAACGTGTTGAGGCAGGTGGTAATTGGTCACTCTTTTGCCCAGATACAGCGAAGGGTCTCTCTGATGTTTACGGGAAAGATTTTGAAGAATTATACACCAAGTATGAGGAAGAGGGTCTCGCCCATACAACCCTTCCTGCTGCTGATGTATGGAAGGCAATTCTCAGGTCTCAGACAGAAACTGGAACACCTTACATGCTCTACAAGGATGCGTGCAACTCGAAGAGTAACCAAAAGAATCTTGGTGTCATCAAGAGTTCTAACCTGTGTACTGAGATTATAGAGTACACTAACAAGGATGAGACTGCTGTATGTAACTTAGCCTCTATCGCCCTCCCCAAATACGTGAACAAAGAGACTAAAACTTTTGATTATGAGAAACTTCATGAAGTGACAAAAACTGTCACCAAGAACTTGAACCGTGTCATTGATCGTAATTTCTACCCAGTGGAGACTGCTAGGCGCTCGAACATGAAACACCGTCCAATTGGTCTAGGTGTTCAGGGTCTCGCAGATGTATTCATCCTTTGTGGTCTCCCTTTCGACTGTGAAGAGTCTCGTCTCATGAACGCGCATATATTCGAGACTATGTATCACGCATCTCTCGAGGCATCATCAGAATTGGCCGAAGTAGATGGTTCATATGAAAGTTTTGAAGGGTCTCCCACGTCACAAGGTATCCTCCAACCCGATATGTGGGAAGGTGAGTCTAAATTTAGTGGGCGATATGATTGGGACGCGATGCGCGAACGAGTGAAGACGAAGGGTCTTAGAAACAGTCTTCTGATGGCACCCATGCCTACCGCATCCACTGCTCAAATTTTGGGGAATAATGAATGTTTCGAACCATATACTACTAATATTTACCTACGACGAACCATCGCCGGTGAATTTGTTGTAGTGAACAATCATCTCGTCAATGACCTAAAAAAGCGTGGACTTTGGTCAAAAGAAATGAAAGACCTGATGGTGAAAGCTGGCGGTTCAATTCAAAATATTGTCGATATCCCAGATGATATTAAATCATTATACAAAACCGTATGGGAAATTAGTCAAAAATGTATTATTGATATGGCGGCGGATCGTGGTCATTTTATTGATCAGTCACAATCCATGAATCTATTCATGGAAAGTCCGACCATGTCAAAACTGTCATCAATGCATATGTACGCGTGGAAATCTGGACTCAAAACTGGTATGTATTATCTTCGATCTAAAGCAAAGGCTCGACCAATCCAGTTTAGCTTAGAACCGGACTGTGTGGCGTGTTCGGCTTAAAGTTTACATGACTGATATATTCAGAAAGTCATGGATAAAATCATTGAAAATATTCAATTAAATGAATACAATAACCGAAAAATTGTCGTCAGTACAAAACAGGGAACACCATTTCGTATGCAGTTCCCACGCATGTATATGCCCTTTGGTGTTTCAGGTTTTACACCAGAAGTTGGGCAAATTAAATACAATATTGACTTTGCCATCAAGGGGTGTGAAGAAGATGACAGTTACATGAAAAAATATTACGAATCTATTCGTAAAATTGAAGATATGGTAATCGACTCTGTCACTCAACAGAGTGAACATATATTCGGTAAACCAATGACAAGAGAGGAAATATTACCTATGTTCAATTCTAATATCAAAACATCGGGCGACCGCGAACCAAAGTTTAGAGTCAAAGTGGATACGGATATAGACGATAACATCAAAGCACCAATTTACAATTCAGATAAAATCATAATCAAAGATGCAGTTTCAAACGGTCTCTATGCAAGGAATTCTGGACATGCTATTGTTGAACTCAATAGCGTATATTTCTTGAACAGGATGTTTGGTTGTACTTGGAAATTATATCAACTCGTCGTATACGAGCCTCAAAATCTTAAAGGATTTCAGTTTATTGTTTAAGGTATCTATTGAAGCATAGGAAGACGCTGACCCCTAGCGTTCATTCTGAAGTTCGCACCACGTGGACCCACCATTACTGGGGCACCAGCCTGTACACCTACAGCCATAGCACCCATCCGCTTGGCAGCATTGGCCTGCGCGGAGTTCAACTTGGATGTACCAAATTTAATCGCATTTTGGGTCATTTGTTGACCCTTAGCCTTCGCAGCCGCCTTCATCTCACCAACCGCGTTCTTGGCCATATTTTTCGCAACACTTTGTGCTTCTTTTGCAGCGGCCTGTGCGGCCATTTTTGCCATAGCAGCAAAACCCATAGTAATATAGTAGTTACCTATATTTTATTTACCAACTTGCGATACAACATTTGTTCCCATTTGGTTTAAAAATGCGGGTGTGGGTTTATAATTTCTACCACTGGATGTGTTTACGTATGTACCACCATTGGCACCCTGTATAATTCGACGTCCCTGGGTATCAAGATAATTTGTTGGAATATTGGCATTAAATTGGAGACCTCTAGAAACCGCAACCTGTCTAGCTTTCTCTAAAGCTTGGACTTGAGCTTGTTGAACCATAGCGAGCGCTTGTTCGTGAGCTTGTTGAGCCATGGCATAACCTTGAGATTGCGCTTGCTCTGCCAATGATTTACCACGAGCTCTACCAGCCGCAGAATTACCATTCCCGGTATTTTTGTTTTTGGTGGCGTTGTTAGTGTTATTGCCACGAGCTTGGTTGTTGTTAACCCTAGGTTGGTTGTTGTTGTTATTTTTCACCATAAGATTAGGATTACGCGCGTTATTGTTTGGCACCTGATTCTGGTTGGTCGAAGCCATTATTACTTTTTAACAATATTTTTATTCAATATCAAAATACGATAGATAGTCTGAGCTTCCTTAAGTAATTTACCCTGAATTCTGGTAAATCCCTTTGGGTCTAAACCTAGCTTGAGTTTTGCGATTTTGACCGAGTCTTCCCAGTGCTTGAGGGACATTATTACTATATATATACAAAATTTTATTGCATCTTATCTATTTTTTTCTCATATTCCTTTGTACCTGTTTTGGGTTGCAATTTGAATCCAGTTTTCTTGGGTTTGAAAACCTTCACCATCGCCTTCTTCCCTTCCTTCTTCATTCGGGAAAGGGCAGCTTTACTAGCCGCCTTGGATACAATACGACCATCCTTCATGAGTAGGTCTTTCTTTGCGAGACCACCGGGAGTTTTATCAGCGTTACCATGGAATACTTCAGCGCGAGAACCGACTGTCATTTATATTAAGCACGGAAAATTTTCTTGATGTCCAATATTGAAATTTTAGCCGATATCCTGTTCACAGGAATTTGAGTTCTCACTCTTTCATCATTCAGAACTTCTGAACAAACAATAGACTTGTGTCCTTGGAGTGCCATCATTTCTTCTTCAACACTCACGAAACGCGCACACTCTTTGTAAATCAATTTTTTTACATAAACCGGTTGTGTTTGACCTGTACGATGACTACGAGCAATCGCCTGAAGTTCCGTCGCTGGATTCCACGCGGGTGCCACGATATACACTCGTGTTGCTTCCTGTAGGTTTAGACCTTGTCCACCACTTTTGATCTGAATGATAAAGACAGCACCCGAAGATTCCTTTTTGAACCGACTGATCTGTTTAACCCGTTCATCCTTTGGCACAGATCCATCGATTCTATATACTGGGCAATCTAACTGTGATTGAATATAATTCATTTCCCCCTTAAACTGACAAAATACAAGACTCTTTTCAGTTGGATGTTCCCCAATCAGTCTAAAAAGAGTTTCCATCTTGTTAGAACGACCTTCCCATTTAGTTGGCGTAGTTTCATTTTTAGATGCGATACCATTCAAATACATTTGTGGCCAAATCATACATTGACGCGCACGAAGAAGGCACTCCAAAATAACCATATTTTTAGAATTGAGACTTTGAACTTCTCTAAACGCATCTCTAATTGTGTCTTGTGCTTCCATAAACACACACTCATAGAGTGATTTTTCATCGGGTAGCATATCAAGTTCCACATTTTGAAAATGACACGGTGGGAGTCGTAGCTGTTCACTGATTTTTGCCAGATCTTCTTTAGTTCTACGAAGAATGTAAATATCTTTGATCTCTTTGGTTCGTCCTTGAACATAGTTCTTTGAAATCCCCAAAAAAACACATAGGGATACAAAATCCTCCATAGAATTAAATACGGGTGTACCAGTCACTAACCATCGGATATCTGACTCGAGACGACACACACATTTAAATAATTTTGAAGTTTTATTTCTAATTTCATGCGCTTCATCTAAAATGATACGATTCCATCGAATCATATGAAGTGGAGTTTTAGATTCCGGTGTACCACCTTTGACCGTAAGTAGAGTATAAGGTGCGATCGTTATATCAGCGGTACGGTCAAGTTTTCTGTCCGGTCCATCAAAAATATTGATGGTTAGACTCGGTGCAAAACGGTTAATTTCTTCGACCCATTGCGTGATAATTGATTTGGGTACGATGATGAGTGTACGAGCCTTTAGGTTTCCAAGTATAGTGGAAATCAGCTGAACAGTCTTACCCAAACCCATTTCGTCACACAAAAAACCACCCTTTGGTCCAGTTTCTTGCTTTTCCATCCCGATCATCCATTTGACACCATCAATTTGATAAGGTGCGAATAAATTACCATTTAATCCATCAATCTTCATGGAAATAGTCTTCCTCTGGATTTGGTTCAATCTCACAGATAAGAGGTTCAACTTCTTTTTTCTTACGAGTTTTCTTCAACTTAGGTGGGGGGAGTTCATCTATGTGTTCCCTAAAATAGAGAACTTTGTCCCAAAATTCTCTCATAATTGGTAGGTTGGTTTTCCACCATTCACGGTCACGAGGTACATTGACAACGTCAAACTCTTCAGGTTTAGGCCAATTTGTTTCAGCCGGTTTATATTGAATGAAATCAGCTGACTCAAGGTCTAAAATTTCCATACATAATTGAAGCTGTGGCATGTAATGGATAGGCACCTCACCAGGTACAATCTGTCGCATCGGTGGGCATTTAATCTCAACGAGTTTACCAGATTCGGATACACCGTCAGGGCTTCCACCAAGCCATGTATGTACCGGGTGAGGGCATAGACCAAGTTCGTGTACGACCTCCCCATGTCGTTCCTCATACAATATTCGTGCTTCATCTTCATACTTTTCACCATGTCGTGTAGCCGCATTCCCAGTAAACTTTTCACCGAGACCACATTTTTTTAGTAAAAGTCCATCAGGTGTTTCATATTTATTCACACCGATAGCTGTAGCTGCATCACTCGCAGTCAACATTTTACCACGGAGAGCAAGCCATTCTTCAGATTTCTGTGCGGCATATTCCCTCTCTAATGCAGCTTTAACATTTGGGTGCATATTAGATTATTGTAAAGTATAACTTTTAAGCTGTTCAAAAAACAACTTAGCTGCGTTTTGTTCAGCTTGTTTCTTACTTTTTGCTGTTCCTCTGCTCATGAATCGTCCATTAACAAATATATCAATATAAAACATTCCCTCATGATGTGCCGAAACCCTATATTCGGGGAGTTGTAGATTGTTCAATTGACAATAACGCATGAGGTGATCTTTAAAATTGTCATCAATCATAATGAGATTCATATCAATATATTTAGGGTCATTGTAAATTCTTAGAACGAATTCTTTGGCATGAAGAAGACCGAGATCCATGTAAATGGCACCAATAAGTGCTTCAAAGACATCTTCTAAAATTTTAGGGTTATTATTCCAACCATTACGCATACCCTTTTCATCCATTATAACAATGTTTTCAAGGCCAAGTAATTTGGCTATATGGGCCAATGTTTCTCCACGAACTAACTTTGTACGAGCTTTAGTAAGAAAACCTTCTTGTCTACTCTCGTATTGATCAAATAAAAATTTAGTGATAACAAAACCCAATACAGAGTCACCAATAAATTCGAGTGTTTCGAATGATTCGTTTAATTTTTCATATTCTTTTAATGCGGATTTATGCGTAAATGCCTTTTGGTACAAATCAAGGTTTTTGATCTTTGTACCAATAAGATGTTCAATTTGAGGTTTGGTGACAAATGTCACCATCTTAATATGTGTAAGATTTATTTTTTTAAGCCTTTACAGGTTCTTTCTTAATGTAATGAGGTGAGAGGTACTTCTGAAGATTGAGGTAGGTCACAATCACATCCGCGGGTGGGGCGAGTAGATCACGGAGCTTGTCGTCGAGAACAATTTGACGACCGTTCTCGGGATGCTTGAGACCCTGTTCAATGATGTATTTGTTAACGATCTTAGTGACTTCAGACCGAGAAACCAATTCACCTTCGGGAAGAACCAGAAACTCACGCAACTTAGGTGTGATTTCCTGCTTACGGTTGAACCCATTGTTGGCGGCACGAGCCTTGGCCTTCTCACCATCGGGATCCTCCTGGATACTCTTCACCTTGCGAACAAGTTTGACAAGAGATTTAACATCAGAGCGAAGAGCAGCAATTTCGGTTTCAATGGTTTCAAGAGACATTATATCTTATTTAGCAGTCCTATCTTTAAGTTACAATAACATTAGGAAAATACCACCTAAAATGATAGTCAAAAAAAACAATACTTTAATGTGAATATCTATGCTCCTGATCCTAAATTTGGGTTTTAGAGGTTTTGGGCGTTTTGGGCGTTTGATTATTCGGAAAGGTTGCTTAGGTATCTTACCTGGGCATCCACCAGCACAGCAATCTTTTGGGCATGGTATGACATGTGGACCTCGACGTACTCCGCAAAATTGTTCTTTCTTTGGGTTTAGAACATCGTCATATGCGTAGCATCTACATTCGTCAATAACATTACAGACCATATTAATATATCACGATATATTAATGGACGAAAAAGTTTATTCGAAAGTTTCCATTGACAGGTTTATGAATGAAAATTTGTTTTTCAAAGATGCAAAATTGAAAAAATATTACGACAGGAATGAACAAAGAGATCTAGGAAAATTCAGACAACGTTTACATGACAAGTTTCCTGAAAATAATCTTGAAAAAATGGTGTACGTGATAGTAACAGATTCTATCCGTGATATAATACTTGATACTATTGGAGAACTCACACAAAAATTGAAATCATCTGGTGACCTGATCGTCAGTGGTGGTGAAGCATTCAACTTGTATGTGGATTTTAGTGATCGTATAGTGACTACGGATATAGATGCGAAATTCGTTCCATTCATGAAAACAAATGCCAAATATTTTGGTAAACTTCAAGCACTCAAATTATTACTATGGGATATGCTTGGGAAATATGCGAAAAATCTTAATGTGCAAATCAAGAAAAGAGTTATGTCATTTCGAGAAAAACATAGTAAATTGTTCAAGTTTATAGGTATTAGTTTTGGTAATACTGGACCATATGTAACCAGGCGGTATACACTCATCAAAAAGAAGAAAAGTAGTATAACGAACAAGCCAACTAAAGATGATGTATTCATTGACGTAGAATTATTCGCACTTGATCTCAATATACGATTCTTTTCACCCGCCAATGGACGAATTAAATTAGAAACACTGGGTGGTATACTAGATATTCCATTTATGCGACCAAGTGAATTTGGGTATGAAGTGGGGCAAACTAAACATAAAGGAATTGTATACCGAAATCCAGTTACAGGTAAGATGATAAATAACCAGAAATTATTTATAGCTAGTAAAGAGTTTCTGGCCGAAGATATATATCTAATGCAGAAACTGAAACTTAGACCTAACAAAAAAATACGTGATAGACTCCGTCTTATAAAACTTGGTAAAATTTTCGATAAGAGAGTCACTGCATCAGATTCAATGGAAGTAGTATATAAGAAAATCCATTCTAAATTAAGGTCGCGTAAAGGCAGTTATATCACAAAACATAGAGATGTGAACATGAAAAAGGCGAAAAAGGTTGATCCGCGCAAATACACTAAGTTTACAACTGAGCCGTCAAAAGAACGTCTCTCTAAACAATTTGTACATGGTTTGAAACCAGTGACGAATAAAACCAATGTTGAAGGATACAATAAAACTCACGGTAATAAACGATTCAATTTAAACACTTTGAAATGGAAAAATGTAAAAAATAATGCGTACGTTAAAAATGAATTTCCGTTAAGAACTACACAGGCGAAAACGATACCCAAAAATCTCAATGTGACAAAGACCTTGTACGGTTATAAACCCAATAGGAATAAATGGGTGCCGAAGAAGGTTTTAAATGACGCTTCCGCCATACCTTTTATTGGTTTAAAGAAGTAAGACATAGATAAATTATAATGTTCTATAACACTCCATCTAAAGGTGATGATGGTCTTTATTTCGTAAAGGCTTCTACCGATGATAAACGAAAATGTCTCGTTCAATTGAATAACGTGACTGTATCCGAAGTCTCAGGCGACATGATTTTTGATGTTAACTCGGATGCTAGCACCAAAAAAATCAATGACGTCGAAGCGAACAATCTTCGTGCGGCACACGACAATTGTGTCGAGTGGTTCGGTAAACAGCTTTCAGAAAAGGTTGTAAGTGGTGCTTATCGTAGTGTCTTAAATGGTGATCAAATTACCGCAGATATTATCACCGACCATCCTGTACGTGTTTTCAATACTAATCAAGAGTCGGCCGATTTCGAGTCCATCCAGGCAGGGAAGAAATGTGATATCATCCTCGAATTCGCTGGTCTTTGGTTTGCTAAGAAGGCATTCGGTGGACATTGGAATGTTGTTCAGGTCCGACTTCATGATGAAATTGTCAAAGAAAATTCAATGATTGATCAATACCCAGAAGAATATGCATTCGTTGATGAACCGGAACCAGAACCGGAATCTGATATCAAGATTGAAGATGAACCAGTCGAAACTCAGAAGATGGTCAAAGAACGGTTCGACATTCTCACTAAATAAAAAAATTTGTTAGTTATATATAAACTATGATGAAGGGTCGCACTCAGCAAATCCTGATGTTCGCCGCCATCGCTGTTGTGGTCTATCTCCTATTTGTCGTCAACAAATCGTCTAATTATTCCATCACCGAGAAGCAGTATGGTTCGTTCAGTCCCACCTCCTCCATCGGTCCCGCGACCGCTACTTCTGGTATGGCCAAGGGTACCGGTCTCTCTTCTTCTCTCCTCCCCCGCGAAATGGCTTCTAAGGAAGATTTCGGTCAGTTTGCCCCAGAAGATGTACTCAAGGGCCAAAACTTCCTTGAGCCCCGTGCTCAGGTAGGTTACCCAGAGACCATTGGTGGTGCTCTCCGTAACGCCAACCAACAGATCCGCAAGGACCCCCCTAACCCTAAAGCACCTTTCGTGTGGAATAATTCTACTATCACCCCTGATAACATGCAGCGTGGGTTGTGCGCTTAAAGAATAAAAAACTATAATCATTAATGGCTTCGGTAACGAACGAACTTAGTGAAACTGTATCGAAGCTTGTGGATCTCACTAAACAACTTGCTGAAGCGAAATCTGATATCAAAATCCTTAACCAAGAAGAGAAGCGTCTAAAGGAAAACGTTAAGAAACATATGGTTTCTCAGGGTATTGATACAATTAACCTCAGAAAAGGAAAAATCAGTTTACGTAAAAGTGTACGTAAGTCAGGGATGAGTAAGGATGCAATTAAGGAAGGTCTCAGTAAATTTTTCGGTGGTGACGAAGCTAAAGTTGAGGGGGCTTTAAATGCTATTCAAGATAATCTTGCAATCAAAGAATCAACTTCTCTCTCATTAACTGGTATAAAAGAAAAGGTCGAGAAAGAAGATAAGTAACTAACCATGGTTTGGAGCCAATACGTAGACGAAGCAAACATCGGATTCGACGCATGCATTAGCGACGATGACGAACATAATAATGAACACACTCCTCTGAATATCGAAGACTGGGAAGTCGAATACTCAGATGAATTACATATGATGTGGAATACAATGGAAGCTCTGATGTATGACGCACATATTCAACACTCTGG